TCCGGTCAGACGGGCAAACGGTATGTGCCCGATCCGGGCGGTGAAAGGTTGTACGGCACGGACGACGGCCCGTTCATTCTCGACTGTGAATTTCCGTTCGAGTTCGTGGAAACGCCGATTGAAATTCTCACCAGCAAGAAAGCGGACGCGGCTATTTCCGTCCTGCCGGACCAGGAGATAAACGAAGGCGACCGGATTGAGTTCGACGGCGTCCAGTACAAAGTGCTCACGTGCGAGGCCCTGAATGTGTTCGGTGTGGTGAGCCACAAGGTGGTGACCGTGGCGAAGCTTTATGAAGGTTAAAAAGTTCGGCGACTGGAAGCGGCTGGAAGTGGCTCTCAGGAACTGCTTTCCGGCACGCATGGAACGGGCCCTGCGCGAAGCGAGCACTAAAAACGCCATGCTCCTGGTCCGGGAGATTAAAAAAGGCATCAGCGACCAGGCCCCCGGCGGCCGGCAGTTCGCGGAGCTGGCGCCCTCGACCATTGAGAAAAAAGGGTCGTCCAAGGCTCTCATAGACACCGGGTTCCTGCTCAGTTCGATCACCCAGAAGATCATGAGCGACAAGGCGTTCGTGGGGCTGCTGCGGGGCACGCGCAATAAAGACGGCGAGGAGATGGTGAACATAGGCGCGATCATGGAGTTCGGCGCGACTATAAAACATCCCAATGGGGCCGTGATCATCATTCCGCCGCGCCCGTTCCTTCACCCGGTGATGGAGCAGTACAGGGACGAGATCAAACAGAACTACCAGGAGGCGATTCTTGGGCTCATCCATTAGGGACACAGTCGAGGCGCTGATTCGAAAACTCCAGGCGGACGTGACGCCGAACACCGTGCTCGTTCCCCTGAACGAGTATTACGAGATCAAGCAGGTGCCGTCTCTGGTCGTGATCGGCCCGAAGATGGAGGAGAATCGTGCGAAGCGCGTCTCCGAAAAGCGCGTGGAGCGCGACCTGGCGAATTTCACTTACACCCGCCGCAACTGGCCGCGTTATTACCATCTGGATTTTGAATTCGTTCTCACCGCCGATACCGGGGCCGAACTCCTCGATTTGCAGGAGAAAGCGATCACGTTTTTTCTCGATAACCTGGAGATCGCCGTCGCCCCTGATTGTTCGTATTACCTTCACGAGCTTGTGCCCCTCGGTGGCCTGGAGCGACCCAACCTTTCCAATCTGCGGCAGGCGTCGGGCAAATACCGCATCGAGGACGTCGAGGTGTTCGACAATCAACTCGAGGAAGGAAAGCTCGTGAAATACCGCGACGTGAGGGTGTGCGATAAGGCCACACGTGAGCTCGTTGAGACATTTAGTCTCGACGAATGAAAGAGGTGATCGTTATGAAAAACGTTCGTTTGAAAAACGTTCGTTTGAAAAACGTTTCCGGAGCCCTGCTGACCGTCACCCCCGGCAAGGGGCGCGGGCTCCATTTTCTGGCCGGTGAAATCAAACTGGTTCCGGCGTCCGCGCTGGAATCGAAAGATATCGCCCGGCTGATAAAGAAAGGGTTTCTCGCAGTTGCGGAGGAACCATCCGGCGAAACATCCGGAAAGAAAAAAGGCAAATGATTGGAGGTGACATTCCTCATGCCTGAATATTTATCCCCTGATATTTACGTCGAGGAACGGGAAAGCACCAGGCACACAATCGAGCGGCTGAGTTCCTCGGTCGCCGCTTTCATGGGCATCGCCGAGCGCGGGCCCGTGGGCGTTCCCGTCCTCATTACCAGCTTCGCGCAATTCAAGCGCATCTTCGGCGGCTATATTCCGAACAGCTATCTCGCGTATGCGGTGGACGGATTTTTCAAGAAGGTCCGGGGCCGCTGCTACGTGACGCGCATCGTTCATTACACGGATATCACCGACGCGACGACCGCCACGGCTGTTACTTCGGGAATCGCCCTTCAGGATCGCGCCGCGACACCCGTCGATACGCTCCTTGTAAAGGGAGTCTCGCCCGGCAAATGGGGCGACGACATTTCACTGAAAATAGAAGCGGCCACAACCGACCCGGCGAATCATTTCAGGATGAAGGTCCGGTACAGGGGCGTCGTGGTTGAGTTGTTCGACGACGTGTCGATGGACGCCTCTTCCGAAAACTACGCGCACGAGAAAATCAACGGCAAGTCCGAGTATATCGAGGTCGAGGATTTGAGCAGCGCATCCGCACCGCCCGAAAACCTGCCTGCCGAGGGCATTTTTACCCTGTCCGGAGGTGACGACGGTCTCACCGACATAGGCGACATAGATTACGTCGGCAGTTCGGCGGCCCGCACCGGCGTGTTCGCTTTCGATCCCGTCGACGAGATCAATGTCCTATCCTGTCCCGGCGTCACCACGCAGACGGTGCAGAACGCGCTTCTCACTTACGCGGAGCTGCGGCAGGATTTGTTCGTGATTCTCGATCCGCCCGTGGGCATGGACGTTTCCGAGATAAAGGATTACGTCCAGAATGTCGCGGCTTTCAATTCGCGGTTCGCGGGCATCTACTATCCCAATATCTACATCACCGACCCGTTGAGCCGGAAAACGAAGCTCATACCGCCGTCCGGTCAGCTTTCCGGCATCTATGCGAAAACCGATGCGGTGCATGGTGTGCATAAGGCCCCGGCAGGGATCGAGGACGGGAAATTCTCGGAAGTTATCGGCCTCGAGTACACGCTCGACAAGGGACAGCGCGACACTCTCTACCCGGCCCGTATAAACCCCATCATCAAAAAGCGCGGCGTCGGCATCGTCGCATGGGGCAACCGCACGGTGTCGGCTCTTTCCGACTGGCGCTCGATAAACGTCCGGCGTCTATTCCTGAACGTCATCGAGTCCATCGCCGAAGGAACGGAATGGGCCGTGTTCAGAGACAACAACGCGGACCTGTGGAAAGACCTGACCACCACCATCACGCTGTTTTTGAAGGATTACTGGCGCGACGGCGCGTTCTTCGACGGCGGCACGGGCAACTGGCGCGACGCCTTCTACGTGAAGTGCGACGGCGAGCTGAACACCCAGGCCGTCATCGACCAGTACAAGGTCGTCTGCGAAATCGGAATCGCGCCGACCAAGGCCGCCGAGTTCGTTATCTTCCGCATAACGCAGTGGGATGGAGGCCGATTAATCGAAGAAATGCTTGGCTCCATATAAGCGTGCTTCGAAATACCGACATTTGGGAGGTGAAAAAATGCCTGCACAGGCCACAGCCATAAATTACTGGGATAAGTTTGCCTTCATCGTGAAGATCGACGGTATCGTCCGGGCAGCGTTCAACAAATGCTCCGGGCTCAAGGCCGAGGCGGAAGTGATCGAGTACACCGAGGGCGGCGCGCTCACGCCGCACAAACAGCCCGGCCTGGTCAAGTTTGACGACATCGAGCTCGAGCGCGGCATGACGGACGACGACGACCTGTACGACTGGTGGGACGAGATTTACAACCACGCGTCCGGCGCCGGCTCCGCCGACGAGCGGAAATACAAGCGCAAGGTGACTATCGTTCAACAGGATCGCTCTAAAAACGAACTCGCGCGGTGGGTCATACCGAAAGCGTTTCCCAAGGGATTCGAGACGGACGACTGGGACAACGAGGCTTCGGAACACCAGATTTACAAACTCGTGCTCGCGCACGAAGGCTTTGAGAAGGAGTGAGCCACATGGAACTTTACACTGAAAAAGTTGTGCTCCCGTCCGGTCTTGAAGTGACCATCCGGGAGATGACGGCCACGGAGGAAGGATTTCTCGCCAGCCCGAAGATGATGAAAGACGGGACGGCGTTTGAGAAAATCCTCCGAAACTGCGTGCTGGATAAAGACGTCGACATCGACAACATGCTCGTCGGCGACCGCTACTTCCTCATGCTGGCCATACGGCAGTTGACTTTTGGCCCCGACTACGATTTTAAAGTGCGGTGCATGGCCTGCGGTCAGACGTTTCCGATAAGCGTGAACCTGGCCGACCTGCCCGTGAAGAAACTCGAGGGCGATCCCGACGCCACGCACACCATCACCCTGCCGAGAACGAAAAAGGAAATTTCCTTTAAACTTCTGCGCGGGCGCGACGAGAAAAAGATCGCAACCACGCTCCGCAAAAGCCCGCAGGAGCTGATCCGGTTGTCTCTCTACCTGCACACGGTGGCTATCGACGGAGATGAGAGCGTTTCGGAGAAATTCTTCGAGACGCTGCCCGGGGCGGACTCCCTGTATTACAGGCAGAAAATCGATGAGGTAACGTGCGGTATCGACACCACCGTGGAAGTCGAATGCCCCGAATGCGACAACGAGTTCGAGGTGCAGCTCCCGATAAACGAGACGTTTTTTTTCCCGAATACCCGGAGTGGCGGCTGATGGAGGAATCTTTTTTTCTCTGTTACGGCAAGGGGCCCTTCAATTCACCGGAGGAAGTGATGCGGCTGCCCACCCGGGTGCGCGGATGGTACGTGGAAAGACTCTCCGATCAGTACAAGGAGGAAGAGCGGCAGGCGAGAAATGCCGCACGTAAGAGATGAACAACTACGGTCTCGGCATACTCATTCAGGCGAAGGATAATGCGTCGGCCACTTTTCAAAGGGTGGAGAAGAATTTTCAGTCACTCTCCAAGAAAAGCGACCAGCTCGCTTCGCGCATGCAGGCGTCCACAAAAACTTTCTTCGCCGGTATCGGCATGATGGGCGCGGGCATGGCCGCGCTCGCCATCCCCGCGAGTTTCGTCAAATCCACGTGCGAGACGAAAAAAGCCCTCGGCGAGCTGGCTTCCCTCGGGATCGAAGACCTGGAATCCATCGAGAACGCCGCCCGATCTTTCTCGAACGAGTTCGCCGGGACCACGACCGATCAGTTCATCACCGCCGCATACGACATAAAAAGCGGCATCGCGTCCCTTTCGGACGTGGCCGTGGGACAGTACACGCAACTCGCGGCGCTTACAGGGAAGGCAACCAAGGCGTCCACCGAGCAGATGACGTCCCTGTTCGCCACGGCTTACGGGATTTACAAGGATTTTTATTCCGATCTTTCCGACTTCGAATTCGGCGAGATGTTTTCGGGCGGCCTGGCGAAATCGGTTCAGCAGTTCAAGACGACCGGGCAGGAGATGCAGGCGGCCATCGAGAATCTCGGCGCGACCGCCACCACGTCCCTAATTCCGCTGGAAGAGCAGCTTTCGGTTCTCGGTATGCTCCAGGCTACCATGTCCGGGGCAGAGGCGGGAACCAAGTACAAGGCCTTCCTGAAATCCATCGCCAAGGCCGGTGACAAACTCAGTATTTCCGTCATGGATGCGAACAACCAGTTGCTTCCCCTGCCGCAAATCCTGGATAACTTCAAAACCAAGTACGGCGAGACGCTGGACGCGGTTGAGAAACAGGATATACAAAAAGCGTTCGGGCGGTTCGAGGCCGTAGCGTTTCTCGATCTGTTCTATGGGAAGTCGGCGCAGGTGACGGAGAATGTCAACGCCCTGAGCGACGCCATGAAAAACGGGACCGCCGTCACCAACGAGATGGCGGCGGCCATGAATCAGGACATGGGCGCGCAGCTTCAGGTGCTTTCACAGCAGTGGCAGAATCTGAAAGAAACGCTCGGCACGGCCATCCTCCCCCTTGTCACACCCATCATCGAGAAAATCGGGAACGTGATTAAGAAATTCCAGGAGTGGGCTTCGAAGAACAAACCGCTGGCGGCGACCATTATGAAAGTCGTCATGGCGGTTGGAGCCCTGCTTGTCGCGGGTGGCGCGATTCTCACGTTCCTCGGCGGCATCGGTATGTTGTCCGTCGGGCTGTCGGCGTTGCCAGCCGCCGCGGGCGCGCTCGGGGGCGTCATCGCCGCCATCTGGCCGGTCATCGCGGTTATCGCCGCCCTGATCGCAGCCGGTGCGCTGCTCTACTACGCATGGAAAAACAATTTTGCTGGCATCAGAGATTTCATTATGCCGATCTGGAACCAGTTTAAACAGGGATTTCAGACCCTTGTAAATATCGTCAAAGGCGTAATCGCCATCCTTCGCGGTCAGCCCATCGGCCCGGAACTTGAAAAGAGCCTCAACGCCGCGGGTCTCATGAAAACGGTCAAAGGTATCGCAAACTTCCTGAAAATCACGTGGAGCTACATCAAGGGATTCGTTTCCGGCTTTATCGAGGCGATAGAACCCGTGTACAGGGGGTTGTTTGAGGCATTGAAACCGATTGTGACCTGGATCGTCGAGGGTTTCAAGATAGCCTGGAACGCTCTCGGGAAATTCTTTGCCCTGTTTTCCGGTGAAAGCAAGGGCGCCGAGAACAGCGCCCAGAGTTTCGGTAAAACTCTCGGAAAGATATTCGGGTTTATCGCCACCCTGGGTACCCGGTATCTGACGATTGTCATCAAGGTTCTGACGTTTATCCTTCCGATTATAGGAAAGATCATTCTTTTCATTTTTAAGGTTATCGTCGCCATCGTGAAATTTCAGATAGCTTTTGTCCACGCCATAATTCATGCCATCGTCTGGGTGTGGAACTTCGTAAAGGCCATCTGGAACGGGCTGGTGAATGCCTGGGAAACAGCGGGCCGATGGATATCGGGCGCGATCAACTTTATCTCCAATCTGATATCGACGGTCGTTCAGTGGATACTTGCCCGATGGGAGGCGTTCAAACAGAGCGTCATCATGATCTGGACGGCGATCACGACCGCCGTTTCCACGGCCATTAACTTTGTCCGACAGATCATCTCCACGGTTCTCATGGCGATCCAGATGCGGTGGCAGCAGTTCAAGATGTTTATCACCATGCTCTGGCAGTCGATATCGATGGCTATAACAATGGTGATTAACACCATCAGGGGCACGATCATGAACGTGGTCAACGCCATTCAATTCAGGTGGCAGCAGTTCAAATCGGCGGTTATTGCCGTGTGGAACGCGATCTCGACGACCGTATCCACTGTCGTCGGGGCCATCCAGGCCCGCGTGCAGGGCGTTATCACTTTCATAACCGGTTTATGGGACGGCCTGAAAACGGCGGTCGGCGGTGTGTGGGACTGGATCGTGGAAAAAGTCGGCGGCGCAATCGCCGGAATAAAAGCGAAGCTGCTGGGTTTGATTCCGGACTGGCTTCGCACCGCGTTGAGCTATATCGGGATCAATATTCCCGCGCCGAAAGCCGAGGGGGAAGCTTATGCCGCAGGAGGGTTTGTTGCGAAAACGGGTGGTATTTCTGCGGTCATGCACGAGGGCGAGGTTATCACCCCGGCCCCCGCGGTACAAAAAATCGTGCAGTTCGCGGACAGGCTCCCTGCCGGTGGCGGTATCCCGGCTGCTCCTGCCGCGGTCGCGCCCACTACCGTGACCAACCACATTCACATCAGTCTGCCGAACGTGCGAGAGGTGGACAGGCAGTCCGTCGAGGAGCTGGCGAACCTGATCATTAAGAAACTCGAGTACTTGCAGAAACGAAAACGCGAGGCTTCGTTCTCGAATGATTTCAATCCGCAGTTGGCGGTGAATGTATGAACGGGAACGGAACGATCAGCTCTATCCCGACGCCTGACAAGGGATTTCTTTACGGGGTCACCGGGGGCGTGATCCTGGAATTTTCCGTGAATCCGCCGCAGCTTCAGCGCCAGGAGCAGTCCACATACAACCCGAGCCTTTCTCCGGGCGCCGCCGGGCCGTTCGTTCAGTATACCGGAGGCGGGGAAAGAAATGTCACGTTTGAACTCGTATTGGACGCCATTGGAGAGCGCGCCGGTGACGGCGGTGTCTTGCGCGAACTTTCCATTCTTGAAGCTTTTACTTATCCGGACACGGGCGACCTGGATAACGCGCAGTTTATTCCGCCGCCCAGGGCGCTTCTCGGCATTGGCCCCCGCGTCTGGGAAGGCTACGTGGCGCAGCTTCAGGTTACGGAAGAACGATTTAACGTCCGTATGGAGCCTGTCTACGTGCGGGCGCAGGTAACTTTTGCTCTTGATAATTGGTTCAACGCAACCAACCGGCGCATGCACCAGATGCGCAGGCAGAGACTTTTCGGGTGAATCATGAGCGTTTTTGAAAAATCAAGATACGAAAAAACATTCGTGTATCCGCGCCGGTTTAAGGATGCCGTGAAAAACACCCTTACTTTCCGGGAGATCGACCGCGCTGTCCCTGCCGGTAGCATTCTTCATACCGTGACCGAGACTGACCGGATAGACAATCTCAGCTATCAGTATTACGGCACGCCCGATTACTGGTGGTACATACTTGATAAGAATCCCGGCGTCGATCCGCTCGAGCTGCCGGTGGGAGAACAGATATGGATACCGCCCGCGCCGTCGAGGTGAAAAAATGACCATTGCTTCACCTTACTTCCAAATCACGCTCGGAAGCCGGTTTCTTACTCCGGAAGAGACGGCCCTGGTCACGGACGTGGAAATCAAGGATGAGGCCGAGGATAAGGACACGGCGAACATTAACGTGAACGATCCCTATTTCCGCTTCCAGGGCATGGCGACCAAGGGAATGTCCGTCCGGATCGTGGCGGGCTGGTACGGCGGCGAGACGAAAGAATTCATCGGTGAGGTATCGGGGCTGACACCGCAGTTTCCGGAAACGGGCCTGCCCACTCTCACAATCGAATGTTCATCAAAGGCGAAAAAGGGGCACGAGGGTCAGGTGAACAAGGCGTGGAAAAAAATGAAACGCTCGGAGATCGCCGGAAAGATAGCGGGAAAACACGGATGGGCTGCCGACGTTGATGAAACAACCGAGGTGGTCGAACAGGAATCCCAGGCCGGGGAATCGGACGTGGATTTTCTCCTGAAGCTGGCGCGGAAAGAAAATTTTACGTTCCGGGTCAAAGGCAACGTCATGTACTTCAAGAAATCCCCGAATTTTGATGATCTCTCCCCGGTGACCACGTTCGATTACCGGGTCGGCAATCACCTGGTGAAGAATTTTTCGCCTCGATACGCGAGTGATGAAAGCGGCAAGGATGTGAACGCGGCGACCATTAACAATAAATCAAAAGAAACAATCACCGGGGAAGAAGCCGCTAGCATTGCGAAGCCCCAGGGCACAACGGACAGCGGAACTGTCAACCGGGGCGTGATGGAGACTGTGTATCCTTCCGAGCGCGACGCATTCAGGGAGATGTAAAGAAAAAAATGGAACCTGTAAATATACAGTCCGTTATCGATACCGACGCCATACCGTCTGTTGATCGTGGCAGCTCGCTTTCTGGTGTCGGCACGGGCGGCGGAAAAACCGAACTCGACACCACGCATTTTCTGAAGGACAACGAGATCGGCGGCGCGATTCCGGATACGCAGGAGGGCATCGACGCGGCGGTGCAGGCGAAACATTACCAGAATGAAAAAGCGATGGAGGGATCGCTCACGCTCGTGCACGGATTCCCCGGCCTGAATGCCGGGGACAAGATTACCGTCATCGGCGTGGGGCCCGTTTTTTCCGGCGAATGGATCATCAAAACACATACCCTGAAGGTTTCACAGGACGGATGTCACAGCACGCTGGAACTCACCAGGAACGCCGTGGGCGATACCGGCGGCGGTTCGGAAACCGGGGCCGGGTTTGAAACGGACAGCGTGAAAACGGATTCCAGGTCTCTGGGATCAGACGGTTTCATCGGAGGATAGCATTGCCGTCTTACATCGGGAAATATCGGGCCATCGTCGTGGACAACAAGGACCCGGAACACCGGGGCCGCCTGAAATGCAAGTGCCCGCAGGTGTTCAGTGAAGAGGTTCTGAACTGGGCCCTGCCGTGTCTTCCGTATGGCGGCGACAAGCAGACCGGTTTTTTCAGCATACCCAAGGAGAAAAGCAGTGTCTGGCTTGAGTTCGAACAGGGAGACGTGAACCGGCCCGTGTGGGTGGGTATCTGGTGGGCCGCTCCGGAAGATAAAACCGAGGCGGCTGATGTGACCCATAAAAAGGAAAAGGAATCTTCCGGTCCGTGGGACGAGGCCGAGACGGGCGAAGACGAAAGAGAAGTTCCGGACAACCATGTCTGGCAGTCGAAATCCGGTCATCGTATTGAACTCGACGACACGGACGGCCAGACGAAAATAAAAATCACCGACCGCAAGGGACAACACATACTGATCCGCTCGGAAGACGACAAGGAAAAAATCTATATGAAAGACGCCGGGGATAATCGTTTTTTACTCGACGCCACATCGGGCAAACGGAAAATCCTCATGCAGGACGGCGCGGGCAGTGTTGTCATGATGGACGCCGAACAGGGGGATATCTATATCGCGTCGACAAAAGACCTCTCTTTGCTCGCCGGTGAAAACCTGTACGTCGGTTGCAAAAACAACCGCGAGGAGACGGTCGGCGGCAATCACAACATCTCGGTTATGGGGAGCGGCGACTGGGACGTTGCCGGGGCTTTGAAACTGGCGAAGAGCTCCAGTGATGTGAATGTAGCTGACGGCAGTAAGGCCGCGGCGCGCACGGACGACCCGCTGGCCGCGGCGACGGAAGTCGCGGGCGGCTCCGCGCCTCATTCGCATGGCCTCTCTTCCGGCAAGGTCGGTCAGGGATCGTCGAAAGTGAAAATCGGGTGATAACATGAGCTCATGTATCGACAGCTTAAAGGATTATCTCGGCGACGAGTTGAAATCGAAACTCACGGAAATTTTAGGTGACGCCACCGACAGCTCTCCGATGGGGCTGGCGCAAAAAGCGCTCGGCCAGGCGCAGAAGCTGCAAGACACTAAAAGTGTGGTCAGCGAAGGAATCGCCAACTTCAAAAACCGGTTCGAGCTTCCTTTCGGTCGCATCGACGGACTTGGCGGGCTCGACCTCGGGCAGATAAAAGAAAAAGCCGAGGCGCTCAAGGCGAAAGCACAGGAAGTACAGAATGCCGTGGCCGATTTTCAGTCGCAGTTTCCGGGCTGCGCCATCGACCCTGATGTTATGAGCGTTATCGATACGGTGGCATCCATCGACACGAAGCTCGATCCTCTCTCTATGATCGATACTTCAAAACTGGAAGGTGAAATCGCCGACGCTCAGGGCAAAATCCAGGAAGCAACCGATATGCAGAACCAGGCGGAAAGCCTGAAAAATATTTTTTCAGTTTAATCGAAAGGAGCGGAAAAATGACAAAGGAAACAGTGTCTCGCAATCCACGGGGAGAAACCAGGCCGCAAAATGGCTCCGGCAGAGGGATCGGAAGGCCGGGCGGCCTGCGACAGGGACGTAACAGCGGTGGATGCTCGAATAACGGACCGGGCCACGGCAAAGGCGGGGGCCAGGGTAAAGGACAGGGCCGGAAAAGCTGAAGGAAGGAATCTTCTTGATGTCAGGATACAAGGGGATAAAATTTCCGTTTTCTTTCAGTAACGTGGGCGGTGTCGCCACGAGCACGGTGGAGATGGATAATCCCGCTCACATTATTGAAAGCGTGCGCCAGATCGTGGGCACGCGCCGCAGGGAACGGGTCATGCGGCCAGAACTGGGCGCCGACGCGGACGACCTGGTGTTTTCGCCCCAGTCCAGATCGGGCATACAGATCGCGATCCACAACATCGGCCAGCAGGTGCTCCGGTGGGAAAAGCGTGTCGATCTTCGCAAGGTGGAAATCTCCCGTATTGAAGACCTCGAAGCCGAAGTCAACACGGATATCCGCATCAAGGTGACAAGGCAGACCGAGGAAATAACCATTCCCGTGAGAAAGGAACAGTAGTAAATGCCGGAACTCGACGTGAGCCGTCTCATCAACTTCTCGAAGCAGATCGACTACACCAGTTCGGACTGGCTCGCGTTCCTTTCCGACATGGTGGAGAAAATCCCGCAGCTCACGCCCGAATGGACGGATTATTCTCCCACCGATCAGGGCATGGTTATCCTCGAACTTGTCTCTTTTGTTCTTGACGCGCTCTCGTATCGGAACGACGTGATATTGAATGAAGCGTACCTTCAGACGGCGGGTCTGAGGAAGTCCTTATTGAATCTCGCCAGAATGATCGATTACACTCCGGGCCCTACGGTCTCGGCGACCGCCGATCTTGAATTTACGATCACACCGCAGCCAATAGATTTCGTCATTCCTAAAAGAACGAAAGTTTCCACTCAGCAGACCGGGGCTGAGGAAAGCTATGTATTCGAGACGCTCGACGGCCTGATTGTTCCTGCCGGTGAAACAGCGGGCACGGTTTCGGCAATCGAGGGAGAAACGAAAGAGGAAATCCTCGGCAGCAGCACCGGTCTCCCCGCGCAGTTCTTTGAACTGAGCTTCAGGCCACTTTCATATTCGCCGGACGGGGAATGTTCGCTCGAGGTGTATGTGACGGAAAATGCCGTGGAAGAACGATGGACGCTCGTTCCGTCGCTTCTCGACAGTAAACCCTCGGCGAAACACTTTGAAATCGAGATCGACGAGAACAATATCGTGACCGTGAGTTTCGGGGACAACCAGAACGGAAAGATACCCGCGCCCGGCTCAAACAGCATTCGCGCCGTTTATCGTATCGGGGGTGGCACCCGGGGCAACGTCGGGGCGCATAAGATTAACCAGATGATCTCAAATATCTCCGAGATTTCATCTGTTACAAATCCTGAACAGGCTTCAGGCGGCGTCGAGCGGGAATCCATCGAGAGCATAAAGCGCATGGCTCCGAAAACGCTCCGCACTCTCTGGCGGGCCGTGACCGCCGAGGACTACAAGACGCTGGCCGAGGGACTCCCCGGCATTGCAAAGGCGACCGTCATGTGCGCGCCGCCCGGCGAGATAGCCTACTGGGGACAGGTGAATCTTTACATCGCCCCCGAGGGCGGCGGCCTGCCGTCCGAAGCTCTCAAATCAATGGTCGAGGAGTATTTTGCCGACCGCGAGATGCTGAACGCGACGACCGTTGTGTGCGATCCGCTCTACGTGCCTGTGGATGTCTCAATGGAAGTCGCGGTAAAAGAAAACTACATGCGTGCTGACGTGGAAAGGAAAGTGCGCTCTGTGGTTGAGAATTTCTTTTCATTCCCGAACGTGGATTTCGGCCATTCCATTTTCGCGAGCGACCTTGTGGCCGACGTGGACGGTATTGAAGGCGTGCACTACGTCAATCTCACGATTCTTGCCAGGGGCATGACAGGGGTCGGCAACGTGACAATCGAATCTAATGAAATCCCGCAACTCGGTGCCTTTGGGCTGAGCATGAGTGGAGGAATCGAGTGACGCATTAGTTAATATGGTATAAGAGCCCGGTAGTATTTCACATCGAGCCCGGCGAACGAGGCCGGTAGTGTCGATGAAAGCCCGGTACGGAGCGAATTCGCGTTCGCTTTGATGCCGGGTTTTTATTTGCCCGCGAAACGAGGTGATTTGCAATGGATGAAGACTACGGATGGGGCATCGATCCTTTTGGAATGGAAGGATGGGGCTCGCCGGACGATACCGGCCCCGGTGGTGAAGAAATAGAAATCGAAAAAGTGGACGGCGTGGTAGAGAGCCCCGGCGTGTTCACTTTTCAAATAGACGACTGAAACGGAGGTGCATTTATGTCATACACATTTACCGATCTTTTACATCTG